TGCGTTGTATATGCGCTGACCCTCCATGACTGATCCGCCAGGCGAGTTGATCTCGACATTGACGGATTCCAGAGCATTGTCTGCACTGCACACAACGTCTCCGATCTTCATGTTCTCAACGACTGCCGCGCTACCATACAAGCGCTCTAGCTCGTCGATTAAATCGTCCGCTGAGTCCTTGTGGACAACCTCATTTAGTTTGACGGTTGCCGCCCTGTTTTCTATGTTTAGATATTTATTCATCTGATGTTTGTTTATTCTTCTTGATCTGTGACTGCCGCTGTTGGCGGCGCTGTGCTTCCCGACATAATTGTTATCGGTCGTCTAAATCCTTTGTCCTCACTCCATGCGCCCTTGACTGCATCAGACATGGAGGGCAAGCCTCCTTGGTCTCTGAATGTAACCTCGTCATCTATGGATGGTGTGATAGCTCCTGCGCGGACGGCTACACCGTAAGCGTCAAATTTAGCCTTTAGAGTTTCAAACTTAATTGATTCGTCGCCCTCGACATCTCCGCCCTCGCTACCTGTTTGTTCGTTTGATTGCTCGCCCATCTCATTAGGTGTGAGCATTTGCAATTCTCTATCGTCGATCTTTGTATTTGTTCTGGCTTCGACTTCTGCCTTTATTGCCTTGCGCTCTGCGATCTCCTCGCACCGCTCGCGGATGTGTTCAGCATGTGTCTTGCCTTTCTCCTGCAACAAGCCGGTCATGTTCAATGCTCCGATCTTGTATTCGTCTATTTGCGTCTTAGAGTCGTTCCGTGGGTCTATTGATACCTTTGGCGGCATTGTGAAGTCCCACTTATACCAATCGTCGGAAGCTGGAAGGATTCCCATCTTAACAGCTTTAGCGATAGCCCAACTAATGATTCTCTTTGCGGGCTTCCTCAACACGTCCTGCCTTGCCTCCACGCTGGCTCTAGCTCTGGCTTGTATGTTTCTGATGGTCGTTCCGTTTGCTCCGTCTGACTTCCAGACAAGCTCTGAGGGCCACGGTATCCCCGCGAGCGCCTGTCGGATGATTCGATCTTGGAATGAGTCCCACATGTCTCCAGGTCTATTGTGCGATATGCTCTCAATCTTGCTTCCGCTGTTGCTCTTGAAGTGTCTGACCATGCCGCCAGAGTAGGTGTTGACGGCGAGCCTGTCATCATCTCCAGCCTGTCCTGTAAGTAGTGTTGTCGGGTCGTCTAGGTCTACGCCTCCCGTCTCGTTGTATTCAACAAGTGCGTGCGCTGACAGCATCATCTGTGCCATTAGCTCAAATTCCTCTGAAGTTTTAGATTTGCGTAGCTCGGTTATTGCGTGTGTCAAGCTGGGTATGCCCCTAGATTGACCATGCCACGAAGGATCGGCGATATGCACGATATCACGCGCATCGATGTATTGATCTTCTGATTCGTCCGCGCCGAGCAAGCAATACGCGGCTGGCGCTCCTGCTTTGTTTTCAACGACGCCGTTTCTGATTTTCAGACCTCTATATGTTCCGCTCTCCACTCTGTCGACTCCGTTCCGAGTTCCGACCCTGTGAGCTGGAATATGTTGAATCTGTGGGTATCCCGTCTTGGTTTGTGTCAGCAATACAAACACGTCCCCGTCTCTGTCTACTGCCGCCGAGTCGAGCCACAGGTTGGTCTTGAAGTCGTAAAGGTTGCCTTTAACATCGCAAACGCTAAACCATGATTTTAAAAACTCTTTAGCTTGGTTTCCAAAGTCTGTATCTTTACCTTTAAATTCTGGTTCCCAAGCCCTGCCGACTACGCCGTCCGCTTTTTGAAATATTGCACCACGTGGCACGCCGAAATTTGAGAATATTAGGCGAGACTGCGACACCGTAGAGCGCCAATCGTTCTGGGAAAACAGGTCATCAAGATCACGTGAAAAGTCTGGGATCCAAGGATTTCCCCTATCGCTACGGTCAGTGGCTGCAACAAGTTTCCTCGGTCCAGTCGTGGTCGGGTTTCCGTTTGAGTCTAGTATCATAAGATTTGCCCCCAGCTTTTAGATGTGGTTTTTACTCCGCATTCGATCATATGCAATGCCTTGTCTAGTGCTGATGCCCATTCCGCGTTCGTCATCGTGGCTATCTGTGAGAACGACGCACCGTTAGCAGACGCGCCCACAAGATGACCACCGTTATTATCTGCGATCTCCTCGATAGCTGCGTCGAGCCACTTCTCTAGCTTCTTTTTATTTGCACTGCTCCTAGCTCCGTATCGTCTAAGTGTGCCTATGAATCCCGATGCAATAGCCATTACTAATCTGTTTTGAATTCAACCAACATCATTAAACCTCCTCATCTGTATTGAATACGCCGTAAATTGAAGCGGCAACTATCTGCATTGTCTCGCAATCCCACAGGTGGTTTCCTACCCATTTCTTTTTGACAACGTAGCGCCACCTTCCAGGTGATATCTCCACCTTTTTCTCGTTCTGGATTTGCTTTTTATACTCCGCTGAGTAGTCGCTTCCTATGTGCCATCCCGCACCCTCTCCGCGCATCAGTGCCGCTAGTGTGTCTTTAGCGAGCAGGTTTGAGAACTTCACATACCGCCAGCGAAGCCCTTTAGTCGTTCGCGCTCTTTTGATTGTCGAGAACGGTCTCGTTACTTGCTTATTATTGACCTTGATCGCATAGCCGTTTGACTCCTCGCCAAGCAAACAGTTCCATGTCGCTGGGTCGTCTTTTGTTGCCGCTCTGCTACACTCTAGCGCGACTGTCTCCGGTCTGTATCCACGGTCCACAAATACGAACCTATTTTCTACTTTCATTTTTTCTTGAAGTATTCTTAGCCCCTCCCACTCGTTCGTCCTGCCTTCATACATCAGACAGCTCTCACCCTCTCCGCTCCAAGCCCGAATCACAACAAAGAAGCAATCTTGCTGCACGTCAACAGTCATGAATCTGACTATCTCCTTTTCCCATTTTGCGCCGTCGTGATACTTGTTTAGTCTGTATATTTCGGTTGACCCTTTCAACGTGATAACCTCTTGTGGTTCTTCCCAGCTCTGTGCAAGTCGCTTCTGGATGAACTGTCTAAACGGCGCCATGTTTAGCTGCTTGCGTGCGTCTTGTGCTGATATCCACTCACCTACAAGTTTCTTCCACTCGATCCACCAGACAGCCATCGCTGGGTAGGTCATGGATACTCTGCCCGGTTTGTGGTTGTTGTTTCTACTCACGTATCGACCAGATTTAGATAGACCCCTGCGAACGTCTGGCTTGTCTTTAAATTTCTTTTTGCACTCCTTGTTTGAGCATTCGTAGTGGACAGATTTCCCGATCTTGTTCCAGTCCCAGTCGCCCGCCTTCGTTTTGTGGTGTTTGTATTTTACTTGCTTCCACTCCCACGGCTGGACGGTCTTGCACTTAGGACATTCAAAACAGAAGTCGTGAATGTCACCGTCCTTGAATGCTACGTCCAGCTGGTCTCCTTCGCTTCCGCCTTGAGAGACTAAGACTACTCTGCTGTTCCATCGGTCGTGTGTTCTGCGTCTTGCCTCCTCCAACATGCCATCCTTCCAGATCCAGACCTCGTCCCCATATACCCACCGAATTGACTTGGATTGCAGGTTACTAATATTAGCGCCACCCATAAACAGAGGCATGTGCGGAAATAAGATTTCATTTTTTCTGAAATTGCCTCGGTGTTTTCCTGTCGGTATGAGTGGCTTTACTTTTTCGTTTAGCTTTAGCGATGGATGGAACCTTGTGTCGACCCAGTCTCTCGCGTCGTTGTCTGTCTGGAATGTAACCAGCGTCGGTCCTGGTTCCTCTGATATAATCCAAGGAAGCAAGCCCTCGAGCATTGTTGTTTTACCAGATCCAACAGGAGCAATAACGACAACCTCTCGGTTCTCATCGTCTGCTATCTGCATCATCGGAAACCTTAGCCACGGTGTCGAGTCAATGTCGAATTGTGGAGACCTCGCGGACTGCGGTAGCTTGACGTATTTACAAGCCCAGTCGACCGCTGAAAGGTCGCTCGGTGGTTTCATCGCTTTAGCGAATTGTGTAAGCGCTAATCCCATTCTTGTGTGTTGTATAGTTTGTCCATCTCGTCACTGAGTTGGGTGTCGATCTTGATCATGTATTCTTTAATCTTTGCCTTCATCTCTGGCGCTGATAGCCCCTCTAGCATTGCAGGCAAGTCCGCCGAGCATTTCTTGTGTGCTGCTTGGTTGGCTCTTGCTATTCTCTCCATGTCGTTTATCACGTCCTCTCTATGGACGTATTCAGACTCAAGGATGGCAATCTGTCTTAGTTTGTGCTTTGCGTCGATTTGGGTTTTGAGCGTTCTCGATCCGTTGTAGTCGTCCTGCGCCATCTGGTCCAGCTCCTTGAACAGGTCACGCTCTCCAGTTTGCTTTGGCTTTTCTTTTTCTGGCTCATCCTCCCACGGTGGACCTTTAATCCATGCCTTAGGTTGTGTTCGCCTAGACATGATCTCCTTAGCCACAGCGTCCTTGTCGTATATGTCAACGCCTTGCTCGTTGAGCTTACATACCACGTATGGCGAGAGCTGATACTCTGCGGCTAGTTGTCTCTGGCTTGGCTTGCTCATTAATTAATTATCGGTTGAAATGGTTTTGCGTGTTTGAGTTGGATTTGAAAAAAATG